CCTGCGTGGCGGTTTGCGCCTGTTCGGGATGCCCGCGCATCCATTGTGCGGCCGACTGCATCCAGCCGCCGATGCGGTCGCTGAATTTTTCAAATGCGCCGTATTCGGCTTCTGATTTGGCGAGGGAGAATTGGGATTTTTTAAACCCCGAACCTTCGGCGACGAATCCGTATGCACCGTCCACCGCACCCGCCGCATTTGTCTGGCCTGCTTGCAGGCGGGTGAGTTCCTGTTTGTTGTTGACCAATGCCAGCAATGCCATCAATGCCTGACGGTCGGAAACCAGTTTCCCGATGGCAGTGCCGTCTACCAAGGCCTTTTGGTTTTCCAGCAAAGCCAGCTTGGCTTCATCGCCTTGCGCGGCATTAATCTGTTTCATCAGAGCGGCGGACTTCTTATCCTTGGCCGTGATTTCTCCGACAATGTCCACCAGCGCATCAAGCGAGTTCATGCCTGCTGCCTGCCGTTTGTTCATGCTGGCGGTGAAATCGAAACCTTCTTTGCCGTTGATGGTAATTTTTTTGGCTTTGGTCACAATATCCTGACTGTTGATTTTTGCCAGCAGGTTGACTAGGTTGTTCCCCGCTTCATCGGTATTGCCCGCGGTCATAAACGACAATTGGTTGGCATTGAGCAGGCTGGAAAAATTATCCAGCGTCGCGCCCATACCGGCGTTTTTCATTGCAGCTAACTGCTGCGGCAGCCAGCGCGACATGTCTTTCAATTCAAAACCGCCGTCCGCGCCCGATTGCAACGCACGGTCAAGCAGCGACGGAATATCCGCCTCTTTAAACCCCGCCTGCAACGCCTTGGTTACGATGTTGGCAATATCGTTTCCTTCCGTATTGGCGGCGGTGGCGGTTTTCATAACGGTCGGCAGCAGTTTTTTCACGGCTTCGTCGCTCATTGCTCCGCTGGCCACCATTGTATTCATGGCTTCCAAAGCGGCATCACGCGTCGTTCCGCCGACATAGGCGGCATCCATGACCGATTTCTTGATTTCCGCCATACCTGCGCGCTTCTCGGCCATGCTCTTGCCTGCATACATGGTATTGGCGGCATGACGCAATGATGTGTCAAAGTCCATCGTCCGGTTGACCGGCTGCGCCAACACATAAGCCCCTGCCGCCGCACCCGCCGCCACGCCGGCCACACCGCGCCCGATTGTCCGGACTCCCGAACCGATACGTTGCAAACGGCTTGCACCGCCGTTGATTTCGGCAGTCAGCTCGCGTACGCGGCTACGCGTTACCTGTGCAGCCCTCGCCAGTTCGCGTTGCGAAGCCATGCCGCTTTTGGCTAAACGGTTGTAAGCCGCCTGCGTTTGTTGGATTTCACGGCGGATTTGGTGTTCGGTACGGATGCCCAAACGGGCGGTAGCGCTGTACATCTCTTGATGTTTCAGCTTGACCGCTGCGGCTTTCTGCAACTGCCGGCTGCCTGTTTTTTCCGCTTCCGCCGCCAAACGGCGGAGGCCGGGCGTGGCGTTGTCCTTAAACTTAGCAACCAGTTCTACACTATGCTGGCTCATTTTTTCTTACGCTTGCTGATAAAGGTTTGGGTCTGACCGCCCGTGGCGACGGATGGTTTGACGTTCGCAGGAATAAACCACGGCATCACTACCGGCGCGGCGCGGCCGCGCTCGATTAAGTCGGCCTGTTTTAACCAGCCTTCCAGTTCGGGTTGGGTCATGCCGTCGATTTGGGCGGGCGTGATGCCGTATCGGCCGAGTTTTAAGACGGCGTATCGGTAACGGTCGGCGCGGGGAGCGGGCAAAGCCGCTTTTTTTGCAGCAGCTCTTGCGCCCAGTACAGCGCGTCAAAGTCAGCAGCAGCCATCTCATCAAGCAGCAAATCAGGTGTCAAAGATTCGGCTGTTAAGCCACCCAATTTATCTAGTGAGGCGGCATAGGCGGCAACCAGCCGCGGCTGGCCTTCAAGTTGCGGATCAATCGCCATGTCCTCGCGCACGGTTAAAAGGTGCATGGAAAAATCATGGTGCATTTCGCCGTCAATCGCACCAATGCCGTATTTCAGACGGCCGGTAACGGTTTTCAGGTCGGGAGAAATGCGCAATTCGTAATCTCCGATGGCGCGGGTGAGTTCGGGGGAAAATTCAGACATAAAAAAGCCCTTAAACGTTGGTTAAACCTTGTATAAATCAAGGCTTGATTGTCGCTTAAGGGTTATAGCTCCGAAATTTGTCGGATGTCAGGCAAAATACAAAATGACGCTAAGAATATGCTGTGATACTATCATTTCCCCTACATAAAGATATAAAGGAAAACTTCCATGAAACATTTATTTTTATTGGTAATAGTGGCAACAGTCGGCATCGGTTCTGCCGAGGCGCGCGGCAGAGAACCCTGTTCCGGCAGTAAAGGCGGCATCAAAGCCTGTACGGCAGACGGAAAGTTCCTATGTAAAGATGGTACTTTAAGCAAATCCAAAAAGATATGCAGTAGTCGATAAATATCTCGTAAAAAACCCGCAATCATGCGGGTTTTCTAATTTACTCCAACACCTTCCGAATCGCAAAACCGGTCACATCCACCACCAATTCATTATCCACGGTATAGCTGTCGCCCGCTTCGGTGGCGCAGAAGCCGAGGTACGATGTCGGACGCGCGCCTTCCACGTCGGGAACTAGGCTGATTTTGGCGTCGTCGATCTTTGCCCAGTCCACCGCCGTGCCGTCAGTCGGCACCACGGCGGTAAAGGTAATGTCGTATTGGCCGACACCGCGGGTAAAGCCTTTGACGCGGCGGGTGCGGTTCATGGTTTTCACAGGCTTTTTGCCGGTGTTGTCTTTCACGTCGATTTTGGTTACTTCGACTTCGTTTGCGCCCAGATAGAGGATGACGCTGCCAACGTATTCGGTACTCATGTTTCAGCCTTTCTTACAAATATAAATCTACAACCATACCTACTACATGCAGGCCGTTGACGACATCGCTGGGAATGCGGCAGTTCAACATGCCGGTGTTTTGCAGGTCGCGTTCCACAATCAGTTTCGGCAGGTTTTCTTCCACGCGCTCCAAAATTTCCAGCTCTTCGCAGCGCATCAATACGTCAATCAGTTCGCTGCGCACGCGCGGCGGGGTGCGGTCGCTCAATTTGTCGCGCGGGAATCTTAGGGCGATGCGGTCGACGCAGGCGCGGCTTACATAAATCAGGGTGCGCACGGTGGTCACGTCGAGCACGCTTTCGTCTGCCGTGCCGTTGGCGGTTTTGGTGTAGGTGGTGATGGCGCGCACGATTTGCGCCTGCGTACCGGCCGGACTGGTTTCAATCGGGGTAACGCCGTTATAAAGGGCGTTTTCCTGCTCGGTGCGCATGGTTTTGTCTTTGCTTTCGCACACGCCGATGCTGTTTAAGGCCAGCGTGTTCAACGGGCGGGCGGGGTCTTCTTCGCTCGCCATCACGGCGGCAAAGGCGGCGGCCAGCTCGCAAGGCAGGCTGGGTGTGCCGCGATACCACGCGCTGACGATATGGCCGTGGTTCAGACGGCCTGCCAAGGTGGTGGCTTGCGCCAGCGTACCAGTTTGGCCGTATACGCCGATTGCCCAGCGTTTTTCCATCGGACTGGCTACGGTATCCAAATGGGCACGCAGTTTCAGTAGGTTGGTTTCGTCGTTGATACCGCAGGCAACGATGTGGTGGCCTTCGGCGACCACGGCATTGAGCGCGGCGGCAATATCGGGATTGGCATCGCCGCCCGTCATGGCGGTAACGGCGGCGGTAATGCCTTCGGCGGTATTGCTGGTTTTGATGCGGATGGCGTTGCCGGCCGTACCTTTGTTTTTGGCGGTAAGCGTCACCACTGCTTCGGCAACGGTGGCGGTAACCGGCAAATCGGGTACGGCATCGATGGCGGCTTTGACGGCGGCGGCAACGGTGGCTGCGGTGTCTTCGGCACCGATGCCGATGGTTAAAGTGTCGGCATTGGCAATGCTCACACGCAACACGCCTTGGGTATTGGCAGTACCGCTCAGGGTGATTTTGCCGGCGGCGGCCACTCCGGCCTTGTTGTCGGCTACGGTAATCAGGCTTAAATCGGCATAGGCATAGGCTTTAATCGCGGCGGTAACCATCAGGTGCGCCATGCTGCCTGCGCCGTATTTGGCGGCCGCATCGGCGGCGGAAAACACGTTCTCCAGCTCGGTAAGCTCACCCAAGGCGGGATTGTTGTGCTGCGCCACAATCAGCACGCGCTGTTTGTTGGTGGGCAGGTTGCGCACGGCCAGCTTGGTGTTCCACTCGGCGTACACGCCCGGCTTGCGGGTGCTGGCGGGGATTTTTTCGAAATTGATGTTTGCGGATGCCATTATTTGCTGCCTTTCGCGGGTTGGGTGTCTTCGGTTACGACCACAAGGTCGCCGTATTCGATACAGCGGCGGTAATAGGCGGCATCGGGTACAGTAACGGTTTCTTGGTCGGTAATGTATTCATGTGGTTTACCGGCCAGCGGCACTTGCAGGCCGTCGGCGGCGCGTACTTTAATGGTTTCGTTCATGGTTTCACCTTGGTTTCAACGGTGGCCGCCATATCGGCGGGTTGGTCGGGGTTTTTCGGCGGGATACGCAATTCAAGGTTCACGCCTTTAAAGTCGGGATGTTCGGGTTCGGTGCGGCCTTGGTATTCGGATACGTCGGCATATACTTTCGCCTGTTGGCCGTCTGAAACCGCAGGCCGCGGCCAATCGCCGTCTTGCAGCGCGTCTTCAAACCAATACGTTTCAAATTCCAGCGCAAACACACTGACGGCGTCTTGCTCCATTTGGCGGCTGAACAGGCTTTTGGCCGCCCCCGGTTGCAGACGGCCTATCTGCAAGCCCAACGATTGATTGGTCAGCAGGTGGCGGACGGTCTGCATCAGGCGGTAGGTGCCGACATCATGGCGGTGCAGGCCGCCGAAACGGCTGTCTGCCTCGCTGCCGCTGGCACGGTCTCCCACCAATACCGTGAATTGGCCAATCGCTTTAAAACGGCTGCCGCGCGTGTCGTGGCGGACGG